CCAATGTATGTGTTTATGTCTTGTTTGAAGGATGAGAAACGGCCCATTGAAAAAGTGAAAGCAGGAAAAACGCGCCTATTTTCTGCTGATAACGTTGTTCACTTAATGTTATGTCGAAAGTATTTTGGTGGATTTGTTTCTTTTTTGAGCAGCCACGCAGATCATCTGACTTCCAAGGTGGGTTTGGCAATGAATGGACCAGAGTATCAGGAGTTTTATAGGTATATGGTGGATAAGCGCACTGTTGCTGAAAAAGATACAATGTGGTTGGAAGGTGATTTCAGCTCTTTTGATGATTCTATATCAGCTAGTTTGATAAGAACATTTTTCGATGCGGCAATAGCGTGGTATGCCCATAATGAGAATGGTAATGATGAAGATTTTCGTAAAAATCAGACCATTCGTACTAATTTGATCGAAACTTTCATTGGTCCGCCTCATATCATTGGAAATATTCTATATTCTCTTACGAGAGGAAATAGTAGTGGTAATTTTGCCACAGTTCATATTAATGGACATATTAATGAATTAACTCACCGTTATTGTTTTCTTCATCTTGGGAAGCATTGGAATTATGATAATAGAGATTTTGACAGGTGTCTGAATTTCGCAACTTATGGAGATGACTCATTGGGTTGTGTATCGACTGAGATTGGGTCATGGTTTCATTCCCAATCTTTGGAACCTATCTTTTTGGAGCACTTTGGGATGACTTACACAAGTGCTGCAAAAGAGAGTAATATTCAAAAGTTTCGAACCAAAGAAGAAGTAGTTTTCTGTAAGCGCAAGTTTTCATGGAATCATGATTTAAGTCGTACGGTGGGAATTCTTCCCATTCAAACTATTTTGGAGATTACAAATTGGATCAAGAAGAGCGTTGATGATAATTATGCGACAGAGCAGAATATGATTAACGCGCTTGGTGAGTTATTTTTACATGGTAGAGCTACTCATGATAAATATAAAAACTTATTTATGCAAGGAGCTCAAGAGAGGAGGGTTAGTTTTCAGCCACCTCTATACGAAGAAGTCTGTAGAGATTTCTGGAAAAACATGCATTAATTTGCAAACACTATCGTGCGTGTGTGTATA